AAACCTTTAGCTCTCATAGCTTCAGTTATAATTGGTGCGTTATCTCCTTTTGATATACCAGTCTTATTAGCAGCTACATCAGCCATATTACGAGCTACATTACCCGGAGGTACGGATTGTCTAGCATTAGCTGATTCAGATAATACAGGAGTAACATCTGGATCAAATTGAGTAGGATCAGGATTCTGTTGTAATTTATTAATAGCAGCGATATTCCTTTCAGCATCAGCACTATTATCTAGTGCATCTAATGCAGCATCTAAATCATCTAATTGATCTAATTGTTGGACTAAAGCTTCTCTTTCATCAATCAGTCTAGCTTGTACTTTACTAGATAGATTTTCACTGCCTAAAGCTAACTGAGTATCAATTTCTTGAATCTTTATAAGTTTATTGATATCAGCTTCTTGGACAACTGCTTTCTGTTTGTATACAGCAGATGTATCATCTAGCGGTTCCATCCAATCTAGTGTACGTTTCTTACCTTTGATTGCTATAAATGATCCTAATACTGTGCCTAATACACTAAGTCCAGCAGTATCAAACATATTCTTATATTTCCGAACTTTCGGACTATCACTATCTAGAGTCTTAGCCCAATTAGGGATAGGTATTGAACCTTTCTCACCGAACACACCGGGGAAAAAATCAGATAATGCTCTTAATGCGTTATGTTCTTCCCCAACATCACTAAGACCAATAACTGCAGCTTCTTGAGCACTATATGCGCCCATAGCTACTAATCTTTTTTGATACTTAGGCATTTCTGCTGGTAAGTTTTTCAGACCTTTAGCTACTGATCCACCACTTAGTATAGCTGGTACAACGACTGATAACATCTTTCTTGCACCTTGCATAAAGCCAGTTTTAGATTTAGTACGTTTATCATACCAGTTATCTAAAACACCTAATCCCGGCAGGGTTCCTAAAGCATCCATGACGAAATCAGTAGTAGATCCCATACTCATATCAGTTAAATTCCTGATAGTATCACTGAAACCAGCAGCAGAATAGTTGTTATACTTTTCTTTTCTATCTTTCTCTAAAAGATCGTATTGTTCTGGAGTCATGCCATAGTATTTAAGATACCATGAGTATTTAGCCTGATCTCTTTGTTGAGTGAGTACTGGGTCTTTAACCCAAATAGAACCAGTTTTTAATAAATTTAAACGTGGATTTGGAGATTTACCTATACTTTTCCATGCATTATACTCCTCCCACATTTGAGCTGTATTTTTCTGATCAGTGAGATCTACTTCACTACTAGTACCTTGACCTCCTTGACCTTCAAATCTACCTTGTGGTATTTGAGGAGATTCTTTTTGTACAGTAGTGTCTCCACTAAATGTAGTAGTAGCTTGATCTGTAGCAGAAATCGGTTGCAGTTGAGCTATTTGATCATCATTCTCCTCTTCTTGAGTTAGAGTATCATTATTTATTGTTGTCATTTGTTAGCCTCTTTAAGTACGTCTTACTAAACCAATCTCGTATTCTATCAGTCTCTTTTAAACGAGGAGGTGTAACCCATTTACCATTGTCAGTAAATATTTCTAATGCTAATGCACATGCTTGTTGATCATCTTCACTATACTTAGCATAATCTGGAATATTAAAATTTGATGATTCAGCTATATATTTACAATATTCAATTTGCCCATTTAACCCTGCTTTTGGTAAATCGACCTTAATACCAGAGGCTTTTAATATATTACTATATATTTCTGCTTTAGTTTTAAAAGTTTCTCCAGTAATAGCTGCTTGGTTTTTATAAATATAATCTACTACAGGAGGGAATTTAGAACCAGCGTATCTATCACCTGTTAGTAGGTTTTTATGTAACATATCTACTTCATCCTGAGTGATAACATTTCTTTCTGTTCTGCCATCTGATAATACCATCTTACCCTTATTAACTTTTATATTCTCTAGAAGATTGTCGATAGTCTTATTTTTGAAAAATGATTCTATCTCTGTATTAGTAACTAAATTACCACTTGGCTCTGATTTATAAGCTAACCATTCGGTAGCTGTACCACCCTGATCTCTATCTCTTCTGTAAATACTTTCTTTGTTATCTACTTTTTTTGTTATTGCATCAACAACTTTTTGCTGTATTTCTTGTGGAGATAAATCATCACGATGATCATATTTATTTAATTCAAAGTAAACATCTTGGATTCCATCTTTTAATAATAAAGCGAAATCTCCGCCTTTAACTTTATCAATTGAACCTAATTTCTGATATACATCTAAAATACCAAATACAAATTCTTCTATTTTCTTATGGTTAAATCCAATACTATCCATCTTCTTCAGACCATTCAGCATTGCAGTGAATTCTTCTTGAGCTTTTTTAGGTAAAAAACTAACAGCTTCTTCAAACTGTTGCCAATTCCCATCTTTAGCAAGAACTTTTATAGCAGCTGGAGTAAGGATATAACCATCTTTATTTCTATCAATCTTATTTACTAATTCAAATTTTTGTAGAAGTTCAATGCCTTTTCCATTTCCAGATCCTGTGTATTTAAGTCTTGCTGTTTGCATAGCCTTTGGATCAAGTAAATCTAATGATCCATTTTTAATAGAAGTTTTGATTTCATTTGTATCAGATATATCTGCAATTTCCTTTTTATCTTTTTTATCTTTTTCAAATTTATCAAGACCCTCTTTTAATACCGTATAAGAATCATTTATTAAATCCGTATTTTTATATCTATCTCTCCAAGTTTTTCTATTATCTTTGATTGGTTTACCATTTTTAAAAGCTTCTATATTTTTACCAACTAGACTTCCCTCTTGACCGGGGTACGGTTGATCAAGAATCCAATTGTCTAATTGTGTAGTACTAGTTAGTATACCTTTATCTCCAAGTTCTTGGATAACAGCTAGTAAACCTTCAGGATGACTTAAATTTGTTATAGAAAACTTACCGTCTTCTGATTTAACATTTCTAAATCGCTGTAATCTTATTAATGTATTAAGATTCTTTTCACCTTTTAATTTCTCTTTTTTAGATATTGAACTTTTAAAGTCTTCAGCTGCTGCATTTATATTCTCTGTATCTCTTATTACCTTTTTATCATTAACTATCTTAGTCCTTTCATCAAGAGATTTACCATTAACAAATTTCATAAAGTTAATACTAGCTCTAGATCTTAACGGTATACCTGCCTCGTTAAGTAATTCAATTGCTCTGATGGATAGTATATCATCAATATTATCTTCGTCAACAGTAAATCCTTCTCGTGTTCCAACAGTCTGTATAGCATCCTGTTGAACATCACTCCACCTCTCTTTAAATATTTCAATAAGACCAGAATGATAGTTAAAAGAGTTTTTCCTTTTAACATCACTAAACAAAGAACCTAGTTCATTCTTTTCTTCTTTCGATATTTTATTATCTGCAAGATACTTTTCAGCAAAAGTATCCATATTTTCAGCAGTAATGTTATCTAGAACATGTGAGTTTTCAAGACTATTTGCTAGCTCACCACTATTTATGTACTCATTAATATCCTTCTGTGCTTTTTTTAAATCAATTGCACCTAAGACAGTGTTAGCAGCATCAGCATATTGTTTTGCATAGGTAGAAGAGAAATCAACCCAGAAATCAGCACCAGCTTGTTTCTCTTTTAGATCTGCTTCCAGCAGCTCCATTTCTCTTTTATGTTTAAGTTCTGTATTTTTGAATTTAACATCATAAACATCGTCTTGGAGCTTTTTAAGTTCTTTTCTATTTTGCATTTCTCTATCAACTTTACCAATTTCTGCGTTGATAGTTTCTTTGTGAGTAGATTCAAATTCTTTGTTTTGCAGTTTTAAAGCATTGATGATAGTTTGTTGCTGTTCTCTGTAGGCTCGTAAGCCCATATCACCAAAGTTTGTTTTGCGGAAACCTTTCCCTTGGGAATGTCTCTTATAATTTGTTGACATAATTTAAATTTTAATGATTTACCCTTATGCAAATTCTGCAAATGCATTACCAACACTTGAAGCAAGTCCGGGTAAAGCCTTACCTAAGAATGCAGCTGATGCTTGTGACGGAGTTGTGAAAGCACCTAGTATAGGTTCTGGTCCAAGATCGAAAGGCATAATCTCTCTAGGTTTCTGGTATTCTTCGAAGGTCATGAAAGGTGTAGCTATAGGTCTAACAGGATCAGGTAATGGTTCTGGTTTTAGCATCTTTTGTGCAAATGCTGATAAATTAGCAGAATATTCATCATTTGATATTTCTTTCAATAAAGCTCTAGTATTCCTACCAGCACCTTCTAAACTTTCATTTAATGCAGCGGTCTGCATACCAAAGGAAGCAGCAGCAGCTTGAGCTGATTTACCTGCTGATCTACCACTTACTCCTTTAGCTCTCATTTGACCTTCAGCTTGTAAGTAGTCTATCCGTTGTTTTTGGATATTGAAAGCTGCTTCTGAATTTATTTCTTCTAATTCTCTCCACGCACTTTCTCGTGCTACATTAGCTGAGTGAGTATTGAAATCAGTTTGCCTATCATATAGAAATTCTGATTTATAATATTGATTGTTTAAAGACTTCTGTTCTCTATTTCTTATAGCTAATCTATTCTTATATAATGATATATTTACCGCGTCTTTATGTGCTGCTATTCTTCGATCTTGATCTGCTTGTATCCTAATACCTTCTATTAGATGTAGACGATCAGCACGGAGCTGCTGCTCCTGCATTGCTCGTACTTTTCTATCTTGTACTAGCTGTCTATTCGATGCTATTTCTGAAGATGCCGCTGCTTCATTTGCAGCGTCTAATCCTAGCAGTGTGCCAGCAAGTTGACCTACTGCTGGTATACCTACTGCTGCGACCTGTCCCAGTGTTACTGGATCTCCCATATTTAAGTCCTCCTATAAAATCTTGGTGAATAATTTCCTTCCCACATCATTGAATTTAAAGACACAGGGAATGGGGAGTCATTAAACACTCTTAATTGGAAGTTATCTGTTTTTTGGTGTATCGGTATAGAGAATACTGATTGATCTTTAATTGCTATATCGTTAGCTAAATAAGTATCAGCTATCTGTGTTGCTTGAAGATTATACCATTCATCTAAATAAATAACTATATCATCTGCACTATAAATTCTAACTTTTACATTCTGCGGTACAGCTGTAGGAACACCACTAGTATTTATAAATACAATAGTTTTATCTTCAGCTTCACCTGATATTATGTAATCAGTATTAACAGTTTGTGTTACGTAACCAGCAGCACCTTCTTCCTTCTGAACAACAATTTTACTCATATCTATTCTATCAAAAGTCCAAGTAAATGTACTAGACCCACCTGAACCAGTATTATTAAATACTTGTTGAGGTACTGAATTTAATCTAATAGAAGTATCACTTAAAAAAGTAAATGCTGTAGTTAAATTATTATTAACTCTAACTTTAATTTGATCTCTATCTACATATGAGATGTCCTCTTCAACCCAACTGAAATCACCTGATTGAGTAGGGGATATAGGATCTAAATTATATCCTGTATACCTTTTTTCTCCTTGTCTAGTACCTGTAGATTTCAATTTAAAGGACATGACTCCAGATAATCCAACAGCGAACTTCATTCTAGCTACAGTTAAAGTTGCACTGTAATCTGTAAGCTTCATCTCTTCATCTTGTCTATAATATGTCTTAGGTAATATAATATCTAAATCATATTTCCAGCCAACTATTACATCATCTTCTACACTTGTTAAATCTTTACCTTCTACTTTAAAGTAAGGATCACCATCAGTTGTTACTACGGTTGGTGTAGTAGTAAATCCAGATTCAATAAATTGTCCAGTTGCAGTTGTACCTTTAATTATAATAACAGGAGTTAAAGTTGTTACATTACTCCAAGGTATAAAACACTTAGAGAATCTATTAGTAGAATCATAATCTACCTTATTACTACCAGCTGCATTACTAGCTGAAGTATATAAATCTATACATGGATTAATTCTACTACCATCATTATTTACAATAATAGCATCAGATGGACTCTGACTTAAACTTGCTACACTTAATGTAAACTGATTACCTTGTTTAGTAACAGCAAACATATCATCTTGGTCTGCAGCTATAGTTTGAACTGTACCCATTAATTCCCAATTAAACCATGCTTCTACTAAATTCTCTTTACCATCACTATATGTACGGTAAAAATAAACCTTTCTATCAGATTGACTAGACATAGCCAAGAATTGATTTTGTGGACTAGCAATGAACGTATCTATTGTAGCTGGAACCCACTCATTTACAACTCTTCCAACGTCTAATACTTGAGGGTTCTCGTCTTGCCCACGTGTGAGCATCCCGAATATTCTAGTATAAGCTGGAGTTTTACTTATGAAATTGATATTTGTTCCCATATCAACTGGATCTACTTCTTCATCCATCTCATAATTAGAGATACTTCTAATGCTAGTACTTGTTGGTGTTAAAATCCCGTCAGCAGCACTCATAAGGAATTGTTGATTCTTACTAAATAGGACTAAACCTTGTGTAGTAGGGACAATACCATGCAGTGCAGCAGGTCGAATTGTTGAACAGCTTAAGTCTACTGGGTCTGCATCTGTAACTGTTTGAGCAGATGTATGATAGAAGTTGTAGAAATCTTGTGACTGACTCATAGATACGTTATCTTTAGATAAGAATCCGAGTCTGTTGTTATGGAAAAATGCTTGTTGTATTTTAGCACCCACAAAGCTAGGGTGTGAATTAGTTAAATCATCTCCTACTTTTCTAGCAGTCCACGTTATCTTTTGAAAAGTGAAAGTATTAGTAGAATTATTTATTAATTCATGAGGCATGGTTGTATCAGTCAACCCTGTAGATTTTGTAGGATCTATTGTTTCTGCCCAATAACCTCTACCAGATGTACCATTTTCTGCTACAAATTTAGCAAAATATGTATCAGCACTTGTAGAAGTATTAATAATTTTAACTGTACGACCATTTATCGATTCAAATGGTAGTTGAGCTACATTATCAACTTGATCTTGAAGTACACTTAATTTATTATTAGCTGAACCTCCAGTACAAGTAATTGTAAAAGCTGAAGCTCTAGTTATTTCTAAAGATGTTCCGTATTTAGTTACGGTTAAACCTAAAGAATGGGTAGTACTTAATGAATCTATTGCACTCTTTAATGCAGTTATTAGTCCATCGTAAGTTTGTGAAGTATTAGCAGTAATAGTAGATATAGCATTCCCTTGGATAGAAACATTATAATCTCCTACTGGAGTATCACTTAAAACTAAAGAAGCTCTAGAATTAGCAGTAAAAGAAGGAGCAGCTAAAGCTGTAACTGTATGTAAATTATTAGTTATAATAGAGGTATCTTGTACAGTTAGTATATCATAGTTTACTCTTGCTCCTGTAAGGTATGCCTGTGCTCCTGTACCGTAGTTAACAGTACATGCTACCCCAGTATTAGCATTCCATATATCTATGTCTCCTGTACCGCCTCCTGAAGCAGGTTTAATACATCCTACGTATCTTTCATCATTATCTCTATGTATGTAGAACCATTTAGAATTATCATAAGTAGTTCCTGTGCCTAAATTAGATACCCATTTAAACCCCGGTCTTTTTGTTAGACCAAAGGTAGGATCTGGATAACCATTTAGACATTCTTTAACTTGATTCGGTAACTTCTTATCATCGGATTGTTTAGAGACTCCCCCTAAGTAGTTACTCACTCTTTGAGTTACTGCTGTCATTATCTTTTAAGTGCTTGGAATGGTTGATAGCTTTGATAGTAATTCGTTTGACCTTGGGGATGACCAAAGAATGTATATTGACCTTGTTGTGTTTCGTATTCTAAAGCTAATGCTCTGGAATAAGATTCTTGTTGTTGAAGCATTTGGTATTGATCACCATCTCCAACTATTCTTTGAGATACTAAAGTAGCTGCTCTAGCTGTTATGAAGTCTTGTATAGGTTGAGGTAAATCTACCCAATCAAATTCATAGACAACATCACATTCTAATGTATCTTCTGTCCATTTATCTGTATGATGTGCTCTATCGTATAGCTTGCCGTTCCTACGAATAGCATCATACTCCATATTATTAGAATTTTCTGTTAGCTTTATTTGTATTATATTGTTAGGTATTACTATATAGTCATCTGTATCAGGAGTAAACTCAACATGATACTCTTTATTGAAAGACCAGCCTTCAGCTTGGACCTCTCTTGATACCTGTAACAACGTATCGTATGCTATCGCAACGTCTGGGTTGGTAGTGTCCAACGTGGTTACAGGAGCCTGACCACATGACGACAGGATTTGATTTATGGCAGGTAATTCTTTTGTAGCGTTAGTGGTAGGAAAAGGCATGATTATAATTTGTAAATAAAAAAGGGAGCCGAAGCCCCCTTATATGTGCATAGATAATATATATAAATATTAACCGTTTGCTGGATATGTTGCTCCGAATGCAGCGTTGCCAGTTGATCCTGCAGCAGCACCTGCTAACAATTCAACACAAGCAGCTGGGTTGAGGAAATCCGCACCCATAGCTAAGCGTCCGAGAATAACGTCACCTTGGTAGACCACACTAACATCCCCACTAGTAACTTGTACTTGAGGACCGATAGCTTCTACAACACCTGCAGCTTCCTTCTGGAAGATAAGTCCGCAAGAGTTAGCAAAGTCAGAATGGTTTCCGTAGTTGTTATTAACACCAGTAACTGAAGCACGTGCGTCTTCTAGACCGCCCCATTTAGCTTCATTAGTATTACCGATGAATGAACCTACATTTCCAGGTGATGTAACACCGGGGTTTGCAGCTCCAGCAGAACCATAGATAGTACCATAGTTACCGAAGAATGGGATGTTCATTGACTTGTAGATCTTGATGCCTGCAATTTCAATGATTCCGTTTCCTTTCTGTAAGGAATCTCCCTGCTCGTCACGGTTAACTAGACCGTTAGAACCTACAGCTTGGATTAGTTCGTAGTACTGTCTTGGGTTTAGAACACCTACTCTACCTTCTGTACTGATTCCTTTTTCGTCTAGTGCAGCAGCGGCATCATAGAAACCGTTGATTAAACACTCAGAGTCATAAGCTGCAGTACCGTTAGTAACTCCAGATCTAGTTAGTTGGATCTGTGTTCCACCGGGTTCTACAAAGTCAGTCTTAGAGATAGGTGATGCTTGTCTAGCTCCCTTTGCGATTGCACGGAAGATAAGTCTGTCATACTTCTCAGCAAGAGCATATCCAATCTTCTTAGATATTTCTCCCCTCAATTCATAATGAGCAAGTGTCTCGTCTAGCTCGTATACGAATGCTGAACTGATTAGAAGGTCATCACAAGTGATAGTCTTCTCAGCTACTGGAGGTGCTCCATCTGAGTTACCTAGGATAGGCTTGCCCGGAGTATGGT